GGAACCGATACAGCCGAACCTGGGATCTTTGCCTGCTGTACCTTCAGGGCCGGCAGCACCTCTACTATGACCAGACAGCCAACGACTTTCGCCGCAGAGGAAACAATGCGTCGAATGTCACCATCAACCTACTTATCAACATTTACCGGAACATTGAATCACGGCTGGCGATCAACTACCCATCCCTAACAGTGCTCCCGGCCTCCCCCTCCCCAGAGGATGTGGTGAAGGCACAAACCAGCGAGGCCGCCCTCCGTTATTACTGGTCCAGAGAAAACATGGCCTCGGTTTTCGAGGAGGCTATCTCTTGGATGATTACTTGCGGGAATGTTGGTCTTTACACCCGCTACACAGGCAAAGATGTTTGCAGCGAGGCCATTGACCCGTACCGCTTGTACTTTGAGCCCGGCACAACGCGCCTGAGCGAGTCCAACTATCGCGCATATTGTAAGCTGGTAAACCGAGACGAGCTTGAAGAGGCTTACCCGGAATTCAAAGAGGTCATCAAGAAGGCTGCTGAAAGCGATTACAAGAGCCCGCTAAGGAGCGCCTTCGGTCTTTACCCTAAAGAGAAACTCAAGGATCGGCTGAAAATCTACGAGATATTTTTCGGCAACAACGAGCGCAGGGTTCTGCTCGATACTACCTACCTGTTCAAGGGCAAGTGGGTCGGGTCAGTAAATCCTCTCCAGATGATTACCTACACGGATATTCCCGGACGCCTGTGGGGCCTCGGGTGCCTTGAGCCCCTCATTGATCTTCAGTCGCAATACAACAGGTCACGAGCGCAGGTGATCGAAAACGCCGACCTGATTGGCAACCCCAAATGGCTCATTCCTAAAACCGCAGGCGTGGGGCCGAACGCCATCACCAATCGCCGCGGGGAAAAGGTCTACTACAACCCAGCCGGGGGAGCCCCAACGGCCGTCACCCCGCCCAGCCTTCCGGGCTTTGTTCTTCAGAACATTTCGCAGATTGCCAGCGAGATGATGGACGTTTCTGGTATCCACGCCACATCGCTAGGGAAGCGAGCTATTGGTGTGACATCGGGCAAAGCTATTCAGGAGCTATCAAGCAAGGATGCCACCCAGCTTCAGACAACCCAAGCAAACATCGAAAAGGCCGCCGCAGACCTTGGTACTGTGGTCCTGACTTTGATGAAACAGTATTACTCCGAGGGTAAGATGACTCGGATGATGGACAGCTTTGGTAAGGTCATCTTCCAATACCTTCACTCGACGAACCTCGTCGAAGACCCCGAAGTGTTTATTGAGGCGGGCTCATTGTTCCGCAACGAGAAGCAGGACAGGGACCAGAAGATTGTTGATATGCTTCAGCTTGGCCTCATCGACAAACAGACTGCCCTTACGGAAATGCAGTTTGGAACTGGCAACGCTTTCGTTACTGAGAAACTGGAGGCAATGGCCCATGCAAACGACATTCTCCAAGCTGCTGTTCTCGGCCATCAGATTGAAATCTTTACTACTGACGATCTGCCTGCATTTGGTGAGGTCTTTTCTGACTTTGTGCGCAGCCCCGATTATTACCAACTCCCACCAGAGCGGCAGGAATACATTCGGGATGTATTAGTTAGTGTCCAGACATTCGGCAAACCAGAACAACAGTTTGTCGAGGAAATGGTCAACGACCGAGTGTTCCCCCGCACAACAAAAGACCCAGCCCAAGCAGCGGATCAGGTCATAGCAATGGATAGCCCCGTTGCGGCCTTGCAGCAGAGCCAAGAGTTCTCCAAACTCAACTCACTTAAGATCGCCCGCCAAATGATGGATGGCGAGGCAAACCCTGAACAGGGCGTCCGAAGGACGGATATGGGAGGCGGCTGATGAACGTCGGTGAGGTTTACAACCTTTTTCAGTCGTTGGTTGATGATACCGACCAGACGTTTCTAACAGCGGGCAATACCGATACCTATCTCAAGGCTGGATACTCGGACTTCAGGCAAAGGGTGTCGTCCATTGACCCGGATTATTACGTTGAGCGAACCCACATGCTCATCGCATCGGACGCTGACAAAATTGATCTTACGGTCGGTGCCAACTTTACTGACGGAAAGCCCGTGCTTGGTGCCACGGCCGTTACAGACAATAAGCTGATGAGCCGCCTTATCCGAATAGCTAAGGTGGATGACCCCGCAACGGACAAGTTAAACTACTACCTTACGCCAACCAACACGTCCCGCGAGGTGGCGCAGGGCCTTGGGGATTACTGCGTCAATGGTGTGTCCTTGATTCTGGCCCAGAGCTACAACAGCAGCTATTTGCGGCTTGAGTATATTCGCGACCCAGTGATTGCTTGGACGGATGTCTCGACGGCCTACATCGACGACCTCGCCCCGCATCATCAGTTGATTGCTTTATACGCCGCTCAGTATTACGCCATCAGAGACGGGGCCTTCAATGAGCCTCTCAATACGCAACTGCTCCGCAAGGAGCGGGAGCTTGAGACATACCTCACCACAGGGCGCGTCAGTGATGCCGCTCACTATATTACCCCGCAGCGTGGTTATGGACGGTTCTAATGGCCGTCCCTGGGGCTGAAGTAGAGCTTATTGCAGGCGGGGTAGAAGACCGCAATCTTGAGCGTGGCGACTGGGCGCAGAACGTATGGCGACCCGATAGCAGCGGCTACTTGTCCGTCCGCTCGGGCTTTGGGCAGCTTACACAGCTTGATACGTCCCTTGCTAACCTCTCAGACGTATTCAAGGGTGTTAACCCTGTGGCCTTTAGTCCGGGGTACCAGAAGCACCTAGGCTCCCATGCTATTCAAACCGAGTTTGGCACGACTCAGGTTCTCTCTGTTTTCCAGGTCAAGTCCTCAACCGGAGAGGGCGTTGGCGGCACAAGTGCCAATACCGCAAACAGGTGGGGCACCTATTACTCTGTTTCAATCCATGACGTAGATACCGCCGAGTCCTATGAGGAGGTGCTTCATAATCACACGGGGCAAAACGCAAGCCCTGCCGATATGACCACCGTGAACAGCCCCCAAACTTGGTATGGCTGCTACGAAACCAACGAAAACATGGATCGCCAAAACTTTGTTGGCGGCCTTGATTCCAACTTCTTCTTCCTTTCTTTCCAGGGTGGTATCCTATTTGGCAACGAGTTTACCGGCATTATGTCCTACTTCCCGGTTGACATAAGGAAGAAGAAACAAGCCCAGGTCCAATCAGCGCAGCAGAATGACTGGGTAAACGGGCGCTCGGAGTCATCTCTAATCACGCGGTTGGTTGCCGTGGATGGTGTGTTCGACGAGGGGTTCGTTTATCGCAGCGACTCAGGGCTGCCAGCCATTCAGGCCGTGGCCTCAATGGGTTCCCGGTTCGTGGTGGCAGGGAAGAACGAGGTGTTCTTCAGTGACCCGAATACGCCCAACTCGTTTATGGTCACAAACCTCCTGATAATCCCAACGGCATCGAGGATAACGGCGATGAGCCAAGTCCTCGATAACCTAATGATTTTTACCGAAACGGAAACTTTCTTCTACCAACCCTCAATAGGGGCCAATGCTTCCAATGGATTCTTGGTCACACTGAGTAAGACGATTGGGTGCTTGTCGCAGTCCTCGGTTTACTCGACAGGGGCAGGGACATTCTGGGTGTCTTCGGATGGGATCTACCTCTCTCAAAACGGGACCTCCATTGAAGAGGCGAGCAAGTCCATTAGCTCGTTCTTCACTTCTGGTATTACCAGCCCGCTCAATCACTACCTCACCGCAAGTGGTGTGGCGGACCCTGTAGCCAACGAGCAACCGGCAACACTGCACCGCTACAAGCCGGGCGAAGAGGTTTCTCTGGTGTACTGGCAGGAGAAGGAAGCCCTTGTTGCCTGCTTTGCTGAAAGCAACATCGCATGGATTTTTAGTGGGGGGGAATGGAGCACATGGCTGTTTGAGAGCAGCGTTGCTGTTGGCCCCCCCGCTCCTGTAGCCGGCGTGCCATTTGTTGGCGTCACCAAGAACATTACCAACCCCTTTCTTACCCACGGGGCCAACAGGCTGTTTCTGACAGGAAGCGTTGAGGTTGAAAACGTCAACGATGCCATCACCAACGAGAACATCGACAACTCCAGCTATTACCTGCTTGAGTATGGGCGCGGTGGGGGCCTGGATCGAAGCATCAAAGACGAGGATAGCCGAGAGGTTATTGGGTACTGGAAGCTAGCGCATGGGGCGGCAACCAACTCAAATCGGTTCTACATCGGAAAGCCTTGGTATAATAACGACACTAGCCTTTATGAGATTCCTGTTGACCTTGTAGTAGACCCAACAAGAATGAACCCGACCGACTTTAGTCTTACGTTTGACTGGGATGATGCTAAGTTCACGTTTGAGTCGTCGGGCCTTGTCCCGACTGAGCGGCTTAATAACTCAGCCAATTACTCACTCGCCCTAACTGTCAACCCCGCCAAAGACAACCTGGCCCTCACATTTGCTGCCCCAGCCGTAACCAACACAACGGTCAACCAGCGCAACCCATGGTTCACCCTAAAGGGAAAGCCAGTTGGCGGCATCTTCTGGGGTTACGGGGCTTCAAACATAGTGGCGTCTGTTACCAATGGTGCGGGCACTGCTGCCTGCGCTGTCTACATTTGGCAGCCATACTGGGGCACTCTCAATAGCGACGACAACAAAGCGCAGCCGGTTGACTGGGCATACAAGGGCCAACAGGTAAGCGAGAACAATGCTCAGTTACAGGGCCGCGGCCTCTTTACCTCCATGATTAGTCACGGCACAGCGCAATCCGAGCTTTCAACGGGCTGGGTATGGGGTGTCTACAATACGCTGCTGGGCTCTGACTGGAAGGGCTGGTCATCACAGGTCATTGATTTTACTGGTGGCAACATAGAGGCGATCACAAATAAACTTACCATCCGCAGTAGATTCTTTACCACAACCCCGCAAACCAGAACCTTTAACGGCACCCCGAAATACGGCGACTACCTTATTGATGATGAGGAGTTTGACACGATGGCCACATCGGATTCGACCCGCGGGGAAACGATCAGCTACATGATGTTTGGCTTCATCAGAAACAAGGCTGAGTCACTAAAAATCAAAAGCTCTAAGATGCTTCTGCGCTTGAAGAGCCGGGCCAGAAGGCGGGTCGGGCGATGACTAGGACTCGGGAGCTTTTCGAGGCGGATCGCTCACAGCGGGAAAGTCTAAACTCAAACACTGGTG